TAAAAGGTTGAATGAACACGTCACCGAACTCGAAAACCGTCTCCGCGCTCTGTGGGACAAGCTAGAAGGTGAGAGGAAGCATTACATGGAGCAAATTCGCAGGCTGGAGGAGGCGGGGAATGAACTCATGTATGACAATGACGACATGGCAAACATTAACCGATGGCACAAAGCCAAGGAGGCCAAGCCGTGAGACATCCAAGCTATTGCTGTCAGAATTGCGGAGACTTTATTGGATGGATGGGACGATTCATGTTTCCATTCTTCCACAAATGCAGAAACAAAACAACAAAACACATGACTGAATACACAACACAAACTACATCAATCAAGTTCGACAAAAACTTCATAAACCCTGCTGTTTTAATTCACCATGATGGTCGTGTGACTATCGGTGATGATCTGAAGCCAGATGAGGCTGCGAAGAAGATGTTCAATATTTTTAAGGATCTTTGGGCAAATGACGCACAGTCAGCAAATATCAGGGATTTGGAGCTTCGTATTCTCAAGCTGAAGAAGGCTGGTAATGGGATGTACGAGTTCATCAATCCACCATCACCGTGCATGAGGACCATCCGAATGGACAACCTGTTGCAGGGTTGGGATGACGCAAAAGATCAACATTAACTAACATATAATTGGTCAAAATCATGAATAGTATTTCAGAATCATTACTATATGGATTCATTGCAGGTGCATTGATGTTTTTTGGAATTCTATGGGGATCACATCTAGCTGATTCAAAAATGAAAGAAGAAGCCGTGATGAGGGGTTATGCTGAATGGACAGTCAACCATAGCGGTAAAACACAATTCAAATGGAAGGAGTGTAAATGAGCAAAGACAAACTCCGTGAACTGCTGAGTCAGTTGTGGCTTCAAGACATCTCAGCAGATGAAGCATTTGATGAACTGGAAGACTTGATCGACCGGATCCATCGGCTGGAGGATGCGGGGGGTAGAGCCATTGAGAACTCATACTATCCAGACAGAGTTAAGGTCTGGACAGAAGCCAAGGAGGCCAAGCCGTGAGCGACGAACACAATGAGCATTTGATCGACGAGATTCAGGGACTCCGTGAATCCAACTTCCACCTCCGAGAAGGCTGCGAGGAGCTGAAGCAGCGCATCAAGCGGCTGGAGGAGGCGTTGGGATGTGTAGTAGTGAGCTGCAATCATCTGCACCACCGAAAGAAGCATCAGCACAAATTGGGTGAACCGTGTCCAGTTGAGGGGTTAATCCGCAAAGCCAAGGAGGCCAAGCCGTGAGAACCATACCCGACAGCTTTTGTGTCGCGTTCGTCTACCGGCACAAGATGACCAGCGAGGTGCTTGTAGTAGACATCGACCGCGCACGGGAACTCGACGCAGCTAGACCATACTGGCAGCACGTTTCAACGGTTGACCCCATCATCATCCTGCAACTCATCGTCAAAGCGAATGGACGGGAGCGCAGCAAGATCATCAAAGAACTAAGCGAGAAACCATGAGAACCGACACACCCATGACAGACGCCGTCTGCTGGCCTCTGATACCGGGAGACAAACACCCGGCGAACCAGGTGGCCCCGGCCGAGGTATGCCGCAACATTGAGCGGATGCTCTACGCCGTCGAGAAGCGTGCCGAGGTGCTGGAGGCCGTCCTGGCTGAGATCAAGAGGAAGGTCGAGGAATGACCAAGCACCTGCACGAGCTTCCTCCGGATCACCGGCTGCGAAACATCAACATCCAGGACATCGACGTCAGGATCCGGTGCCGCCACACCGGCGCCACCCGTGACCCTCGCACCTGGAAGATCAAGGCCGACACCTTCAACCGCCTCGGCGACACCTGGAAGAGCAACTTCGATTTCATCATCCAATGAGCAAAAAGTTCCAATCGGTGAATCAGGCGGGCGACGGTGTGTATCGCGTGACCCGCAAACAGGCCGGCGAGATCGTTAAGGCTGCCAAGGCAGTCAAAAGCCCGGATGCAACCTACTGGAACCGAAAACGCGGAAAGGCCACAAAATGAACGACAGGCAGATTATCAACACCATGATGGAATACGGCGGATCCTTCGTTCGCAAACTGGGTGCCGCGGCCCTTGTGGCCGACCCGGAGAATCTGGCGAAGATCAAGGCGACTTGGCCGGACTACTGGAGCCAATACGCACGCATGGCGAAGCAACTTTCCGAGGTCGAAAAACAAGCCTCGAAATAAACACAACAACAACAACAACGACACAGCAACACATGGGAATCACAGTCACAAGCAACAAGGGCGGAGGCAACTTCGAGCCATGCCCGGAATACACAGGCCGCGCGGTCTGCGTCGACATCACGCCGTTGAAGGCCTATGAGACGCAATACGGCACCAAGCAAAAGTTCAAGATCGCGTTCGAGTTGGACATGATCGACAAGAGCCGCAACCCGGTGCAGCCCTGGGTGGTCATGACGGCCCCAATGACGGCATCACTGCATGAGAAGGCCGGCCTGACCAAGTTCCTCAAGGACTGGCATGGACGAGCCCTCACCGCCGAGGAGACCACCAGTCTCAATCTCGACAGCCTGATCGGCAGGCCAGCCACCGTGGTGATCGTCCACGAGAAGAGCCAGGACGGCACCAAGACGTTCGCCAACATCAAGCTGATCATGCCGCACAAACATGGCGAGGCCCTGAAGCCATCGGGCCTGTGGGTGCGACTGGAAGACAGGCCTCCGAAGGACGACGACCAGGTGAAGATCGTGGTGCCGGCCTCCGCGGCGCCTGTGAAGCTGGCCGACACAAAGGTCCACATCGGCAAGTTTAAGGGCACGCCGCTGTCGGAGCTGACGTCCGATGCCGTGCGCGGCCTGGCCGAGCACTGGATGCCGAAGGCCAAGGTGGCGCCCGGCAAGAGCCCGGAGGACATCATGCTCATTGCTGCGGTGACCAAGCGCCTCGAGGAGATCGAAAAGGCCGAGGACCCCAGCTTTGACGACGTGCCTTTCTAAGCCATGAGAACGCGCAAGAACTGCCGCCTGATGCATCTGGTGCCCGATGTGGTCCGGATGCGCTCGGAGGGCCTGACATTCGAGGAGATCGGCGAGCGCCTGAAGCTATCAAGGCAGCGCATCTGCCAGATTGAACAGGCGGCCCAGCGTCATGAGGACATCCTCCGGGTGTGGGGCTTCCCGTTCAGCGCCAGGACCTTCAACTGCATCGAGAAGCTAGGCATCGAAAACCGGGAGCACGCTCTCGAGCTCTACAACAAGGGCCACATCCAGCCGGGCGTCGTCCGGGGCTTTGGCTGGGTGAGCTACCACGAACTCTGCGAATGGCTGGGCGTGCCCACCGTTCGAGCGCAATCGCCGGGGCAGCGCTTCTGCATCCACTGCGGAAAGCCTACCTGACAAACAACTTCCGGTGACCTGTTGTCGCCGGGGACTCATGGGAAGCCGGGGGCGCGCATCGGCGGACAAACGCGCAAATACCAATCCACACCGTTTTATCAACATGCCAGCAAATCCGACCATCATTTTCGACATCGAGACCGGGCCTCTACCGCTCGACCAGCTCCACATCCCGCCTTTTAACCCGGCCGACGTGAAACTCGGCAACCTAAAGGATCCCGACAAAATCGCGGACAAGATCCAGGCAGCCGAGGCCAACCACGCGAATGACTACATCCGAAGCGCCGCCCTCGATGCCCTGTCGGGCCAGGTGCTCTGCATCGGATACCGGAAGCAGGACCAGGAGACATCCGTCCTATCAGCAGGAGCCGACGGCGAGGCCGCCATGCTCCGGCAATGGTGGGCGCTACTGAATTACTACGAGAGAACGCCTAGGCTGGTCGGCTTTAACATCAAGGCCTTCGACCTGCCGTTCCTGATCAAACGCTCCTGGAAGCACCGGATCACCCCACCGTACTGGTTGCGCCAAGGCCGCTATTGGAACGACCTGGTGGTCGACCTGCGCGAGGTCTGGCAGCTCGGGGACAACCGGGCCCATGGCAGCCTGGGCGCCATCAGCCGGCACCTCGGGCTCGGTGAGAAGGCGGGCAATGGTGCCGACTTTAGTCTCCTGTGGAATACCGACCGGGAGGCCGCCATCAACTACTGCCTGAGGGACGTCCAGCTCACCCAGCAGGTGGCGGATATTCTGATCCCGGCGTACTAAGGCATGGACACATCCAAGGCTGGAAGCTAAGGAACAGGAAGTCGACGTGAGCTGTAGGAGGTGAGCGTCGATACCAACTGAAGGACATGACAACTTTTATCCCCACCACCACAGGCATTCGCAGTTCCTTCCTGCGATCTCCTACCCTGTGCCTGGTGGGGATTTTTGTTTGACCCATGATAATCGAACCCGACTTCTTAGATCATTGGAAGACCCGTCTGCTGATGCGGCTGCTCGACACCGATGCGGCCCCAAACTACGTCATTCGACTCTGGTCTCACTGCCAGACCAGAAAGACAAACAAGTTCCCAGAGTGGAGCCCGGCCATTCTGGCATCGGTCTGCAGATGGCCAGGTGATGCCGATCAGTTCTGGTCTGCAATGATGCAGACATTCTGCCGATCAGAAGATGGACACCTGATCGCCCACGAGTGGGACGAGGTGAATGCCAGCCTCATCGCTGCCTGGTCTAACGGAGGCAAAGGAGGGCGCCCAAAGAAACCCACGGGTAACCCACGGGTTAACCCAGAATCGAATCCGGTTAACCCACGGCTAACCCATGGGGTAACCGATAGAGAAGACAGAGAAGATAAGACAGAGAAGATACAGGCGGACAAGCCGCCTACCTCTCGTTTCCAGAAGCCTACGCTGGATCAGCTCAACACTGAGGCTGCTTTGATCGGCTTGTCTGCCATCGAGGCCGAAAAGTTCTTGAACTACTACGAGTCAAACGGCTGGAAGGTTGGAAAGAACCCGATGAAGTCTTGGCGTGCTGCTCTCCGGAACTGGTGGTCTCGAGTAAAGGAAGTTCCCGGTTTGCAAGTAAGTCAATCGGGCGCCAGCAAGGAAGTCGACTGGAGGCTCAGCGTATGAACGAAGTCTATTACCCTGAGCAGGACGAGCTGGGAATGATCGGCGCCTGCCTTACCGGATCCATCGACACCTGCTCGGATGCTTTAGCAGACATCCGGAGCGAATGGATCCAAAGGGACGACCTCCGCCTGACATTCGACGTCCTCCGCGGAATGGTGCAGGAAAACAATCAGCCCACCCTCAAAGAACTCGGGAAGGAGTGGAAGAAGGCCTACGGCCAATTGCCCATACCTTTCGACGCTTGGAACCAGGCCATGGAGGTCTGCCCGTCGCCGGCTAACCTGCCGTACTACGTCGAAGGCATCACCGAGGCCGCCCATCGGCGACAGCTCAGAGACACCGGAGACCGCCTAATCCGTGAGTCCGCTGTCCTGACCCTCCAGCCGGATCAAATCGTCTCTAATGCCGAAGCGGGGCTCAGCATCGAGGTCTCCAAAGAGACACTCACAACCTCGAAACAGGTGGCCGGCAACTTCATCGACCAGATGCAGGAGCGCTTCAACCGTAAAGGCACGCTCTCCGGGATCGCCACAGGCTTCCACTGGCTGGACGACAAGACCGACGGCCTGCAGTTCCGGGAAATGGCCATCATCGCCGCCCGGCCCTCCATCGGTAAAACAGCCATCGCCATCGCCATCGCCGTCAAGGCAGCCGTCCAGGACAAGGTGCCGACCCTGTTCGTCAGCCTGGAGATGTCCAAGGAAGCCATCTTCCGAAGGACGGTCTCCGCGGTCGGCAATGTCTCAATGCAGAACCTCAAGAGCGGCAACCTTACAGATGGAGACATGAAGGGCATGATGGCCGCCTCCGGAAAGATCAGTAACAGCCCGATATGGTTCCTCGATGGATCCAGCAGCCAAAGCATCGCCAGCATCACAGCCAACGTCCGAAGGGCTGTCAGGAAACACAACGTGCGCCTGGTGATCGTGGATTACCTCCAGAAGGTAAAGTCAGCCGAGCGCTCAGAGAAACGCACATACGAGGTGGCCGAGGTCTCAGGCAAACTCAAAGACATCGCCGTGCAGACAGGCGTGGCCATGCTCTGCCTTGCCCAGCTCAACAGGGAAAACGAGAAGGACAAGGGGCGCCAACCTAAGCTGACCGACCTGGCCGATAGCGGATCCATTGAAAGAGATGCCGACCTGGTGATGCTTTTGAACCGTGACAGGACAGAGCATTCCGGCGAGGCTTCCATCATCATCGCCAAACAGCGCGACGGTGAATGCGGCAGCGTAAAGCTCTGGTACGAAGCGCAGTTCTGCCGCTTCTCCGACCCATCACCCATCTTCTGATATGAAACCCTCTTACGAAATAACACGGACCCAGCTACTGGCCGAGGCGAAGTACCTGGTGGCCAAGGCGGTCAAGGCTGGCCTGATGTCCTACCCGCACGGCACCGACGTCGACACCGACGGCACGCCATTGATCGACCCGGACGACGACCTCGATGATCGCATCACAAAACATACGCCCGAGGTGTGCAGGCAGGCCTATGTGCTCAGGCAAAACGGTTTAACATTGGAACAAGTGGCGAAGTTCTGTCATGTGGCGACTGGTTCTGTTGCTTACATAATTGCAAAGGGGCATGAGGCTGTATTGAAAGAGCAGCGTCTGTCACAAGTGAAACCATTGTCACAAGATTCTACCAATAGCACTAAGGAGTCTCCTTGATACAGTGCCAAAACAGGTGAACGCGAGAC